TCTGGATGCACGATGCAGGTTCGTTCTGAATCTCTGCTGGTACTCTTCCAGACCCCCGTGAATTCCTCGTCCCGAACGTCGCAGTATATCGCGGCAGGGTGGTTCTTATTGAACCAAATCGTTCTGCTCCCGCAGGTCACGTCAAGAATTTTCTTTGTCATCATGCTTCCTCCATAACGTCTCCGCCCCACTGTTCCACCATATGCCCCCGCGCCCGGGACGCCTTGCACACGGTTTGCGATTCTTCGCAGGCTATCAGGACTTTCATTCGTCTATCATCTCCAAATAATCCTCCGTGCTGATCTGCCCCGGCAGCACATCGTACTCCATCCACCAGCGGAACACATCTTCTGCGGTGGTTCCCATGCGCCATGAACCGTCCAGTTTCCCACGCCGTCTGCGTTCCTCCAGCATCCGTTCAAATGCGTTCACATAGAGCTGCTTGTACTTCGGCCATCTTGCGAACTCCGCTTCACGCCATTTCGTGCCAGCCAAAGGGCATCCGATACAGCCGACACGGAATTGCCCCTCGGCGTATAGCGGGTTCATGGGGCATTTGGCATCTTCCAGGAAGCCATACACATCCTTGTCCGTCCAGTCGATAATCGGGTTTACAACTCGTTTTGCTTTCAGGCGGCAGTTTTCAAAAAGCATCCGTTTTTCATCATTGTCGTTAACAAGAATGATGTTTTTATCCTTGGTTGCGCCTAGTTTTTCGTAGATTCCGCGGTTGTTCTTTCTGGATGCAGATTCAGCCCAGCGAACCCCGGTGCAGATAAACCGCCCTGCCCCACCTGTTTCTTTCAGGACGGAGCAGCAGTAGCGAACTAACCGGGTAGGCGGCATGAGCTTTTGCGGAATCAGGCTCCACATGGATACCCTCTGCCCCTTGTAAGTCGGCATGTTTACGGTGCATTTGTAGCCCTTTTCCTCTAGCCGCTTAAACTCGTTTCGGACGAATCTAACCGTTTCTGGGGCATCTGCTGTGGTGTGGTTGTGCTGGAACTCGCAGGGGATGCCGGAACGCACCGCAAGCTCGGTGATAACCCCGGAATCTTTGCCGCCTGAAATGCAGATCACCAAAGGCTGCTGGTAGGCCGCCAAAGACATTTCAGCTGCGGCTTTCAGGCGTTCGATTGCCATCTGCTCCAAGTCATTCATTCTCAAAAACAATCCCCTCTCTTACCAAATCCGGGTGTTCGTACCGGAAAAATTGGCGTTGTTTTTTGTGGGTTTTCCATAGTTTCATGATGTTTTTGTTCCAGTTATCGATGAAATACGTTTCCCATGCCTTGCAGCCGTCCCCGTTGGTGGGGCAATCGTCCCGCGTGCAGTTCCTGCAAAAGGGGCTCTCTGAGTCGATGTACTGGCCGGGTTTTTCTCTCATAATGCGTCCCTTCTTTCATCTGCGCCCGCCGCCAGAACCTGCCGTATGGCTTCCAGCTCAGCGTCCCCAAGCTCGCCGGACGCGCCCTTAGGAATATCAGGCTTCCCATAGCGCCTAACCGGTGGCGCTGACCCAGCACCGCCCCTATCCTGCTCTTTGGCAAGCCAGCCATTGATAAACCGCTGTACCCCGCCCTTGGTTTTCCGCTTGGACGGGTTGGCGTCACACCACCCGGCCATTTTCCGAAGCTCTGCCAGGATATCAACGGCGGGGTAGAGTTCTGCCCATTTGTCCACGTCAGCCCGAAAAACAGGGTAAAGGGATTTATCATTCAGCATGATCTGGCACACCGGCGGCGTGGAGGCGGTGTCCGGCTCCGCGCCTATACTCTCCTTTACTCTACTTTTCTCTACTCTACTCTCCTCTACTCTACTATGTCTTTGGATGTCAGCATTTTTTGAGAAAATGTTGACATTTCTGCTTGAAATGTTTACATTGGGGCAAATTTGGGCGCACTCGACCAGAAGGATGTTGTAATCGACTTCAAGACTTTTACGGCGGCTGACTGCCTCGAAGTACCGCTTCTGAATTCCCCGTGAAGTCAGAACGTGATACTTGTCATATATCTCTTTGTCGAACATCCCTCGTCTGATAGAAGCTTCTATTATTTCGGAAACGACGCTCCCACCCAGCCCGCACCTTCGGGCGAACAAAAGCGCAACCTCCTCTGTCCATTCAATGTAATAACCCTCCTTGCCGTATATCTCTTGCAGCAAGTGAACGATTACACCAAATCCTGTCAAGCCATATTCTGCTTCTATCAGTTCAAATTTCTTGTCCAAGCAAACATCAAGCGGAAAGAAATCAAGTCCGCTTTTGATTGCCATAGTTTACTCCTCGCTTCCCAGCCTAGGGAATAGAACAATTTGAAAGTCGCGACTGCCAAAAATGTCAACTATGTGTTTTACTTCTTCTTCGGATATACAATCCAGTCGGAGAAGATTATCTTGAAGGTCATCCAATTCCAAGATATTCTCGGCATCGGTGACGATAACGTCATATTTCATTGCGCATTCACTCCTTCACCAGCGAATATCTTGCGAAGCACGTCCGCTCCCCGTATCGGTTCTTCCCGGTGACGGTTTCGCTCTTGATGGGTACGCCCTGGGCTTTCAAGTCCCAGATCCTTGCACCAAGACGGTAACAGCCGTACTCGGTAACGGCCTCGGCCTGGGTGATACTCCCATAGTCCTGCAAATGCCGCAGGATACGTTCACACTGTGTCACGGGGCGCCTCCTCTCCGGTGAGACGAACCGCCACGCATGGGCGGGTGCCGTACCGCTTGCAGACTGTGGCGTCTGTGATAGCTGCGTCATCCTTGTAGGCGATACCGTTCAGGGCGTCACACACAATCTTGCCTATGTTGTCCCAGTCGGGTTTCACCATGGGAAGAATCTGATTGTCAATCGCTTCGGCCTGCTTGCGCTTGCTCCACGAATGGGGAACGGGGTAGATCGCCGCAATGTCAACCCGGATAGTGCCGGTAAACTTTGCCCCGTGGGCTTCGCACTGGTATGCCCATGCCACCAGCTTTTCATAGTCTTTCGTTTTCTTTGGGGTGTATGTCTCACCGTTCTGGGTGAAGCGGGGGCGCTCCTTCCCTTGCGGAACGCCGGGAACCGTAAATTCAATCGTCACGTTTTCGCTCCTTCCTTTGGAGTTGGCGGTTTTACCTCACACCGCCAAGGGAATTGCAAACTATACTGTTAATCTTTTTGAGGAAAGATTGATTTTTCCGGCCTAGAACGGCAAGGCGGGGTCGTCTTCGGTGATCTCCCGATATCCTCTGAGCCACTGCTGACTGTATCCGTTGCCCTGGTTCGTCTGCTGTGGGGCGCTGGGCTGCCCGTATCCGGCGTTTTGCGCCGTCCCGGTATTGGTGGTATCCTGAGAATTGCGCTTGCTGGAAAGCAGCTCAACGTTTGTGGTCACTATCTCAAACGTCCGGCGCTTGTTCCCGTTCTTGTCCGTCCAGTCCCTGGCTTGCAGCGCTCCAGAAACGGCTACGATGTCGCCCTTATGGCCGTACTGCGTCAGATACTCAGCGCCCTGCCGCCATGTGACGAAATCCAGAAAATCGGTGGCATCCTTCGTCATTGGCCGCTTGACAGCGAGGCTGTAGGAGCAGACTGCCGTCCCCTCCTGGGTTCTTCTCAGCTCCGGGTCGGCGGTGAGCCGCCCGACAAATTGACAATTATTCATGTGTTCTCCTTCCTGTAAATCAGATCGTTTTCGTTCCAGCCGGGATAAATGCCCATCAGGTACTCCCGGAAATACGCCCTCATTTCCATTCTTGCCGTGGTCTGATCGTACCGGTTGTGACATCTGGGGCAGAGGGTCAGCCCGTTCTGGGCAATGCCAAGCCCTCCCTGCGCCCGGGATATGTAGTGGGCGTTGCTCCATGCCAGAGGGGCGGGGGCGGGAGCGCCGCAGAATACGCAGCACGTCCAGCCGTCAATGCTGTCCCGCTGGGCAATCGCCATTTTCTCGTCCCGGGTGAAGTCCCTCGCTTTGGTATCCTTCCTCAACGCCATTCCTCCTTCAGCAGTTCCAGTTTGTCCGGGGGCAGGGTTTCAATATCCAGTGCCTTGCAGTCCTGTATCAGATTGTCGATCAGCCGCGCCATTTGTTTGGTGTCGTAGGTGCTGGAACCGTGGTATGCCGCCAGGTTCCGGCACCCAGGCACCTGAGACGCGCCCAAGCTGTCCACCAGCCATCCAAGGCCGTTTTTCTGCCAGCTCCGTGTGAACCGCTCTACATCCTGCTCCCGGACGCACATAGGCGTGTAATTATCTCCCACGCCCCGAACGGCGTTCCGGTAGACCTCAACCGGAGGAATCCCCATAGCGGCGGCAAGCTTGTGAATCAGCACCCAGGCGTAGGCGTTTGCGTCCAGGCTCCGCTTTTCCCGGTGCTCTTTCAGGGATAAGTCGTAGGGCGTGGCCTTCATCTTCCGGATAAAGGCCATTGCCTTGCCCAACTCAGAGCGGAAAGGCTTGACCATCAGCCAGCCGCCTTCCAGTTTAGCCTCGGTGAATGTAAGCTCCGTCATGATTGCTGCCACACAAACGCCCGAAGGTTCTTTGTGTCGTTGCGGATTGCAAGTCCGGTGACCCGCCCGGTCTTCTCGTCATAGGCGATTTTCTCCACGCTGAACTTGTCGTAGCAGTTGAACCGGGTCTTTCCGTTGAAGGAAGATGCTTTGATCTCTGCCTTATTGCTGGGAATCCAGACAGACGGGGACGTGTAAAGTTCTCTTCCGATGCCCCAGCGGAACCCGGCGCGCTTGAAAGCGTCGCTTGCCTCGCCCTTTTTCTGGTTGCCTTCCTCGTCCTCCCGGCTCTCGATACCGCAGTCCCATTTCCATTGGATACCGCCGTTTTCCTGAATAATCCCGATACCGGCGTAGAGATTGCCCTTGATCTCCTTGTAGTCGTTCGTCCAGTTGCCAGCCCCCACAGTCTCGTCCAGCAAGTCCATATCCGTCCTCGCCGTCTTGTACAGCAGACACACCAGACCATTTTCCTTGACCTGCTTGACCTTGACCTCAATCTCGTCAGCGGTCAGAAACCGAAACATTCTTGCCATCGTCTTCCTCCTTAAATTCCAGCGGGCACTCATACCCGACTGTTGCTCTTGTATCCAGCAGATACTCCCCGGTCAACCGGCACTGCTTCCGGGCGTATGTTTCCATACACGGGCACAAATCACAGCACACATGCCCCTCCGGGAAGTAAATGCTTGCCGTGGCCTTCTCGTACCACAGGCAGCTTTTTTTATCCGCCATAATCCACCTCAATCATAGGAAATCTCCTGCCATTCCTCCCGGCTATCCATGCAGAGGTCGCAAATGGCATCGTCCCGGATTTTCCAGTATCTATGTCCCACGGTTCTCCCGCAGCAGATGCACACCGGAATGCTGCTGTCCGTTGCCTGGGGATCGTACAAATAATCGTAATCCGGATTCACACCAACATCATCCATTGACTTTCCTTTCTCAGTTTGATATACTGTAAATGGTAGATATTTTTTATATCGCTTGCCGTCCCCGGTGCTGGAACATCGGGGGCGGCTTTTTATCGCCCTCTGATGCACCGGCCGATACCGGCGCCCATCAGGATAGCGCATACCCACATTGCGGGAACTGCCGCCTTGTCTGCCAGCAAACCGGCCTGTTGCCACCAGAAAAGCACCAGATTCAGCCCCGCATAGGGGAGC